CGCGCCGGGCAGGATTATAGCACTGGTGCGGGTTTCGACAACTTGGCTCGGCCATACCCTTTTTCCGCAATCGTACAGCCTTTCCGCAAAACGCTATTTCGTGGGCTTGACCAGCTTCCCTTTCCGGTGCCGGACGTACTGGCGTGTCATGGTCGGCGTCGTGTGTCCGAGCTGCTCCTGGGCCGCCGCCATGCCTGCGGATTCGTCCTTGTCAGTCGCCGCTTTCGCGCGCAGATCCCGGAACTGGAATTCCTTGATGCGCGCCGCCAGGTCAGGCCGAGCAACGGCGGCCGCGGCGCGGGCGCGGTCCATGGCGCCACGCATCATGTACTTCGTCATCGGCGTCCCGTCCGGCATGTTGATCAGGCCGAGCCCCATCACCTTGCGCTGGCCCATGCGCTCGAGCAGCGCCGCGAGCTCTCCCTCGATGGCGATCCGCAGCTTCTGCTTCGTCTTGTTCTGCCGGAGCCACAGCGCCCCCTCCTTGATGTCGGCACGCGTCAGCTTCAGCACGTCCGCCGGGCGCTGGCCGATCAGGTAGGCCAGGTCCATCGCGTCCCTCAGCGGCTGCTCCGCGACGTCGTGCACGACCCGGTAGACGTCATCCTCCACGTAGACATCGCGCCCCTCTTCCTTGTGGCCTTTGATGCCCGCGCACGGGTTGGCCTTGCTGGTCAGGCCTTTGCCCCGGGCGAAATTCCAGATGTGCGATAGCAACGCCTTCTCGCGGTTTGCGCTCACGTGGCCGAGGTCTGGCGGCACCGGCTGCAGCGGCTTTTTTTCCCGCGCGCGTTGCCTATTTGCCTCGACCGCCTTTTCGACCGTCATCCGCACGCGCCAGTCCAGATACTGGCCGACGTGCACCGGCTCGATTTTATCCAGCGGGATCGGCGGCTTGTCGAAAAACTGGTAGAGCACCTCCAGCTCGCGCAGGTTATTCCGCTGTGTCCCGGGCGCCTTCGTCGGCAGCACTTCGCGCATGTAACGCTCGGCCGCGTGCCGGAACGTGATTGCGGCCGCCGCCGGCACCTTGCTCACCGTCAGCTCGGCCCACTTCTGCACCGCGGCTACGTAATCGTCAACCGCGAGCGGCACCTCCTTGCGCGGCTTCCCGCCCAGGTCGAGCAGGTAATATGTCCGCCCTCCCCGCACGCGCGCGCGCATCCCCTTCGGCAAGTTCAAGTTTTTTGTTGGCCTACGTCCCATCGATTATCCATTCCGTAATACGTCCGGCACCCATGCCTTCTCAGGTGGTTTTGCCGTCTTCGCCCGCCCCTCGATCGCCGCGCGAGGGACGATCGGGCGCCCGACTGCGTTCACGAAGAACGGGATGCCCTGCGCGCGCAGCTGGTCCGCCTGCAGCGCGTGCTTGGTCCGGCCCGTCAGCTCGCGGACCTCTTCCGCTGCCAAAAATGTATCCGACATCCTTTTCCCCTATTCCATTCCCGGCTGCTTCCGGCGCTCGCCGTACAGCTGCTGGCCCAGCGTAGGCGCCGGCCCTTGCGTCCGCGTGCCGCGGCGCTCGAAGTTCTTCCGGCGCTGGTCGGCGGCCGGCGCGTCGAGCGGACCGCCCTTGCGCCGCTGGTGTTTGCGTTCGATCATCTTGCCTCCGGAAAGCCGTCGTGCTGCACGCCGTCGAGCTGGCGGCCGGCGGCCTTCTTGCCGACCCTCCCCATGATCTGGTCCGGTTCCTCCGGGCCGCTGGCGCCGCCGCTGTAGTTGTCCTGCATGTCACACCAGAGCGGGAAGCCGCAATCCTCCCAGCCGTCTGCCTGCCAGATGGTGGTGCGGTAGCGCGTCTGCTCAATGTCGTCCGCAACCCCTGCCTCGTTGAACTGAAGCCACGGCAGCCACTCGCCCCACTGCTTGAACAGGAACGGCACGCCGGCAGCTGCGCACTGGTCGCGCAGGTCGCGAGCCCAGTGCGGGTGCATCGGGCGTGCGCCAGGGCCGCTTTCGCCGCCGACGATGACCCAGTCCAGCGCGGGCAGGTCCGACATCGGGTTGCCGTCGTCGTCCTCGCATCCAGTCGAGCCGACCAGCGGGTACAGCTCACGGTGGCCATCGATGTCGATGCGCGTCAGGTCGACTGGCCCGAGCAGCGGCTCCATGCTCAGGAACCGGCGGCGCGCCGGCACCGCCAGCAACTTCGGGATGTCACGGTCGGCCTCGGCCTGGCTGGTGATGGTGGCGCCGAGCCAGACGTTGCGCTGGCCGAGCAGCCAGTCATGCACCTTCGCGTCCGCTACCATCCGGAACACGTTGCCGATCCGCTTCGTCAGCAGCAGCCAGTCCAGGTTCGGCGTCAGCTCGATCAGGTCGAACAGATCGCGGCGCCAGGCCGGGTCGACCGCGTTGTCGAACACGTCGGCCAGGCTGGCGCAGAACACGCGTTGCCGGCGGCCGTGCGAGGCGAAAAACTCGTCGTGCGCGGCGTTCCAGGCGATCGGCTTGCGCCAGTTCGCCGGCGACGTGCGGCGCCGCGGCGCGCCCGGGCCCCAGTTCACGGCCTGCCCGCCACCGAAGCGCGCGTTGCGCGTCTCGGCGTAGCAGTGGTCGCAGCCGGGGCTGACCTTCTGGCAGCCCTCCCACGCATTAAAAGTGTGGTCAGTCCACTCGATTTTGCTGTTCTCGCTCATGCCTCGATCCTCCTGAACTCGATCACCCACACCCAGGGGTTGGCGTCCCAGCTGCCAGCGCCGTTGATGCGATCCCACAGTCCGCTGTATGGGCCGACCGCCGCTTGCCGATGACGCTCCGCGCGCTCCTCGGCGCTCGTGCCATTCAGCGCGAATTGGCTGACTTCGTGCGGCTCGACGCCCTCGGCGAGTGCATCCGCCTCAGTGATGTCCTGCAGTCGCTCGACGCGCACGCCGGTGATCTCCAGCACGATGCGGCTGGCCCAGCGCGGCATGTGGATGGAGGGGCAGGATTTGCGCGAGTACCACCATGCGAGGTCGAACCCATCCGGGGTCAGCACGTCGACACCGTCAACGGTGTAAGCGCCGCCGTCGTACCCGGGCGCCAGCGGCTCGCCGGTCAGTAGATTCAGCATCGGCCGGCGATGCGTGGTCTCGCGCACCCACAGGCAGTCGCCGGGCTGGCCGTAGGGCGAGGCGAAGAGCACATCGCCTTCCTCATCCCCGAAGCGGCCAGTGCCGCAGTCGACGACATGGGAGAGCGCCGCGGCTTCGGCCGGCTTGCACACGCGCCGCGTCTGCGTCTTGCTGCCGTCGAGCAGCGCGCGAACCATCGGGGCGCTGAAGAGGATGCCGCATTCAGTCATGATGGCCGCCCTCGCTGTGGTCGTGTGCGGTGCCGGCCTGCTGGGCGAGCAGAAGACGAACTCGCCCGCACGCGGCCGTAAGGGCGTCGAAAACGTCATCGGGAGTTTCTCGCGTCACTGCACTCATGATGACGGCGCTTATCCGTGGACCCAGGCCGATGCTGTCCGGCGCCGGTGCAATCTCCAGCAGCCGCGCCACCTCGGCCGGCGTGCCGATGGCGATGAACCGCCCCGTGTTCGGGATCGGGATCAGGTTCGCGGCCGTGCTGGTATGCTGCTGCAGCGCGAGCGCGGCGCCCAGCAGGCGCAGGGTTTCGGGGGTGAAGTTGATGTTTTGTTGGGTCATTTTCGGTCCTTTCTTAACGCCAGAGCTGATAAGCGAGGCATGTTAATATTTTCATTCCTACAACTATCGGAGCACTTATGGACAATGTCGAAGACATCGACCTCACCAATCGACAGGCAGCCTTTCTCTCGCGTGCAAAGGCCTTGACGCTGGCTCAAGGGGTTATTGCACGCGAAATTGCCGAGCGAACCCTCGGCTCGGATGCTACGAATGACCAGGTGGCCACGCTCATCCAGGCGCTTGCAACGAATTACCTGGCTGCGGTCACCCAGTCGAACGGCTAGCATCTGCCCGAACCTCATATTTCGGCTTCCGAAAACAGGCGCGGCTGCACCGCGCCGTTTTGGTAGACGGTGTCCATGATTGTGGTGGCGATCGGCTCGTCGCCCTCCCAGCCCTGCGGCCAGGTCTCCAGCGCGATCAGCTCGCGGATGCGCGCCTCCTCCTCGGCGTTTATCAGATCGATCTCAGGCCGGCCCAGCCGGCGCGCCGCTGCGTTGATCTCTGCCTGGATGCTCAGCACGCGGTCGAGGCCCATCTGACGCGCCTCCAGCGTGATCGGCCCCATCCGTTGGGGATTCTTCGCAATGCTTCCGTCCTTCAGGTGTTCGGCGCCGGCCTTGCGCAAGCGGTGCTGCGGCTCGCGCAGCTCACGCCACAGCGGGCGCAGGCCCTTGAGCGGCGCCAGGTACGACCAGGCCGGCAGCAGCAGCACGCTGTCGAGCGCCTTGTCTTCCTGGGCAAGGGCGCAGCCGATGCAGCCGGTGCGAGCGTTGATCTCCTCGGCTTCGTCGCCGCCGTAGGCGTCCGCGATCATGGCCGTGGACCAGTCGCCGAACTCGGCGGCCGGCGCCCAGTGCTTGAGCCATTCCCACACGTGGCAAACACGCCAGTGCAGCAACGGCGCCAGCGTGGCCAGGCGGCCTCGCAGCCCCTTCGCGTTCGGCAGGACCTGCTGATACCAGCCCTGGCCGCACTCGGCGCCATCCTTCCCGCAGCTCATCTCGATGCGCCGGTCGCGGATCGCGCTCTCGCCCTGGCGCACGCCCGTGATCATCAGGATTTGGCCGTCCAGCTGGTCGAGTCGGTCGCGCAGCGCCTGCTCCATCGGGTCGATCTTGATCTGGCGCGTGCACCAGCGCAGCGTGTTGTTGTTCGGCGGCGGCACGCCGCGGCCCAGGATGTAGACCATGAATCGCTTGTCCATCGGTGCGGTCACCACCTCGACGCGGATCCCGCACTCCTCCAACTCGTCCATGATGTGGCGCGCGGCGATGGCCAGCGGCGGCAGCTCCTGGCGCGTGTCGGCGTAGAACACCGTCAGCGATTTCGGGCGCCGGATCTTCCCGGTGTCCAGCAGGTACATGATCAGGGTGAGCGTGGCCGAACTGTCCTTGCCGCCCGACCAGGCCAGGCCCCAGTGTTCGTGCTCGGCGCCGTAGGCCTGCAGTGACTGGATCGTCAGCTCGATCGATTCGGTCATCTGTAGGCGGCGCGCGCCGGCGCCGAAGATGTCGGTCTGGTTCATCAGCCCTGTATCCTGTGCTGGCGGATTCCGGTGATCCCGTGCGGCAGCTCCTCCGCCTTTTCGAGGAAGCCACTGCCCTTCTGTCCTGTCGCCTGGGCGTACTGCACCTCGACCTTCGCCGAGTTCACCATAACCTGGGACAGGTCGCCGATCATCTTCGCGCGCTCGACGTCGAGCGTGCCGTCCTTGACGCCTTCGATTGCGCTGAACAGCAGATCGCGCAGGTCATCGATGTTCTTCTTGGCCATGTTTCATCCTCTTGTTGATTTGTCGGGTGAGCACCGCGCGCAGTTGCACCACCTGGTTAAGTTCGGGCGGCAGGTTGTGCCGCGTGTTGCGCTTCATGTTCTCGGCCAGGCTGATGCACTCGACCCGGTCGATCGTGATTTCCTCGAGCACGTTGGTGCGCATGCCCGGCTTGAAGACCACGATGTGCTTTGCCGGCACAGGCCCATTCAACCGGACCCATACCAGCTCCTGCACGGCGCGCCAGCGCGCGCTATTGTTGCCCTTGGCATTGCTGACCTTCTGTAGTAGCACGCCGCTTTTGTCGAACTTCGTGCTCCCGAGCGGCAGCGTGTTGTGAGGCATCTGGCCGGGCTTGAACCAGGTGGCATCACCGCCGGTGTGCACGCCCTTTACACCCTTGTTCCAGGGCCCATGTCCCTTCGTGAACCGCGTTTCCCGAAGTGGATGGTCAGGCTTGGCCAACTGGCGGGCCGACTCCGCGGCGATGAACTCAGGCGTCTTCTTCAGCCCCATGGCGCTTGCTTTTCGATAGACCGCCTGCAGCCGGTGGCCGAGCATGTAAGCAACGTCCTCGGTTCTGTAATTCGGGTAAAGGCGGCGCAGCGTCTCGAGCTGCTCGTTCGTCCAGGCGGTTCGCGGCGCATTAATCCCTTTCGACCTGGTCACTTCGACCTCCACTCGCAAGCCGGCTGCTCGCAATGCGCCATCACCAGGTCGCCGTCGCAGATGCGCATAGCGGTACCAAGTCCGCCAGCAGCACGCAGTAACGCTGCGGCAGCCGCTTCCACTTCGGCCGTGCGGGCCGCTTCGAACACCAGCACGTTGCGCCAGGCGCCAGAATCCTTCACCTGTAGCTTCACGATGCCGCTCCCCGCGCCGGTCCGAACAGGGCCGCCACCAGCGGATCGCGCCGCATACCGACCTGGCACGCCTGCACGGTCGTGATACGCACCGGCTCGACCTCCTCCGGCTCCAGCTCCTCACCCGGCTCCAGTGGCGCCCGGCCAGCTGCCCACAGGTAGCGGTGCTGCGCATCGCGCTTGCCGGTCTTGTGCGCCTCGCCCAGCTCGTCGAGGTATGCCAGGTGAGCATGCGCAGTGTTGCGCGTGAGGCCCAGCTCCTGGATCAGGTCCGGCGCCGTGATCTGCTTGACGGCGAGCAGCGCCCGGATCTGGTCCAGCACCACCTCGCGGTGCGCCCGCGCTTCGGCGATGCTCAGGTAGACGCGCGGCGGCATGGTGCGTGCGGTCTTTCGAGTCATGTTCGTTCTCCTATTAAATCCATCTGCCTCGGGTCGACGTCGGTGGCCACGTAGATCACTACGTCGCCGAACTGGTCGACCGCGTCGCAATCGCGCAGCCCGCGCTTCACCGCTTCGGCCGCGGCAGCCACGCATACCCGCGCCGGCTGGCGGTGGAACAGGCACCCGTGGCAGTTCAGGCCGCGGTTGTCGTCGTCCTCAATCAGCGGGCGCTCCTCCTGGCGGAACTGGACGCGGGCCGAATCGATCACGTCGGCGCGCTCCAGCGAACATCCCGCGCCGCGCCGAAGGCGTACAGAAACTCGATGAACGCGGCGGCCTCTTTCACGTGAAAGTCGCGCGACTGTATCCCGAGCTGTACTATCCGGCGGCCATCCAGGCTGGGCACCACACGCCCATCGTGGTGCAGCGGCGTGCCTGCGGCGCGCATCTCGTCCGCGAACTCGTCGATCAGCAGGCGCTTCATGTCGTCGGCATCCCACTTGCGCCCGATGTGCTCCACCTGGCGCGCGATGTCGCCGATCATGGCGTGGTACTTCTCTTCCTGGATGCGCTTCTTGGCCGGCTCGGAGACGACGACCATCCAGCCGGCCGGCGCATCCATGCAGAAGCGCGCGGCGTTGCTGCGGGCCTGGTCGTGGGCCAGCACGAAGGTACGTTTGGCGACGGTCATGCTGCCCTCACCTGCGACACCGTGGCCAGGTGACGCTGGAGCGCCGCGACGATGCGCAACAGGTCCGACTCGCGGTAGAGCTTCGCCGCGCGGTCGGTCATCGCGTGCGCGAAGCCGAGCTGCGCGAGGCCGTCGGCGGTCAGCGTGATCGGCGCCAGGCGCTCGTTGATCTGGCCAAGGCGTAGCATTGCATCGTCGGCGGGCGCCGGGCGCGCGGCGTCGATCGGCGTGACGATGGTTGCCGCTGCCGGATGGGTGGCCGCGAATCGGGCGGCGCCTTCCTGCTCGAGCAGCGCCTGCGCGGCCGGCGACAGGTCGGCGCCCTCCGGCGATGCCTTGGCCAGCGCCAATTCCTCGGCAGCGCCCAGCAGCTCGGTCTGCGCCGGCACCAGCTCCACGCGAGCGTGGTCGGCGTCGCCCTGCTCGGCCGCCATCGCTGGCGGCACTTCTTGGAAGTCCGAGTCGAATTCCGCGTCGACGGCGCCTTCGACCGGCGCGCGCAGCACACCCTCGAACAGCTGCACCATGCCGTCGAACTTGGCCAGGCGCGCCGCCATGTCGGCGATAAAGGCGTCGTCGCGGTGCACGCGCTTCACGTACAGGTCCTTGCCGACAGCGGCCAGGTCCGGCACATACATGATGAAGTCGCACCACTGGCGGCCGGTGATCCACATGCCGCCCTGCATCTGGTGGTCGTATTCGCTGGTGTCGCCGCTCTGCCACATGGCCAGAATCTTCGTGCTGTCGATCGGCGCCTTGATCTCGATGAGGCCGTCGTCGTCGACCAGGCCGTCGGTGCTGTAGCCGAAGTGCTCGTCGTCGGTCAGGCAGATACCGGCCTCGGTCACGAACGCGCCGGTGCGGCCCTCGTAGATGCGGCGCGCGGCACTTTCCATCTCGTGGCCGCGCTCGAGCACCCAGGCCTTCGGCGGCTCGCCGTGCGGCTGGCCGCTGATGCGCTCGATGGCCAGGTCGGCGGCGTAGCGCTCGGCTACCGCCGTCGGGTCTCCCGGATCACGCGCAGCAGACTTCTTCTGGCAGACGCTGATGGCGTCGCCGAAGCACGAGGCGGTGATCTTGCCGCACCGGGCGGCGAACCAGGCTTCGGTTCCTTGAGGGCACTGGATGAAGTTCACGGCTGGGCTCCTTGGCTACGCATGAAATCGGCGTCCTCATCGGACATGGGCGGCACGTCATCGACCGGCTGCTGCTGGGCGCGCGGCGCGGGTGCCGGCGCAGCGGCGGGCATGTCGATCGTGCGGGCCTCGTCGGCGTCGCGCTTCGCGGTGGACAGCGCGACACGGTGGTCGGCCACGGCCTGCTTGAGCTTGGCGTGGTCCTGCGGCTGGCGCGCCAGGCGGCCGTTGTTCGCGCGCCAGTACTGCAGCGCGTCGGCGTCGGTGCGCGTGGCCAGGGCGGCGGCGATCATCGGCGCGACATCGACCCAGTCGGCCGGGCGGTCGTTCAGGTCGACCAGGCGCTCGCCGTTCTCGCTCAGCTGGTTCATGGCCGAGTCCAGGCGCTCGGTCTTCGGCCACAGCTTGTAGGCGCGGCGGATGACGGTCTTCTTCATCATCTCGCCTTCGTCGGTCGACCACGGGCCGCCGCTGTTGCGCTTCCACGATTCCGACCGGTTGCGGATGCTGCGCAGCTCTTCCAGGTCCATGATCGTGGTCAGGTAGTCGCCGTTGTGCAGCTTGACCACCACGTAGGCGCCGACGATCTCGCCGCGGTTCTTCGCAAACGGCTCGAACTCGTGGATAGGCTGCTTGTCCATGCCGACCTTGCGGAACGCATCGTTCTCGCGCACCAGCTCGGCCTGGCCCCACACGATCGAACCTGAGGCGATCGCGATGTCCAGCAGGCCGATGTAGCTGATGTCCAGGCAGATCTTCCCGCCGCGCGGCACCAGGTAGGCCTGCTTGCGGGCCGGGTTCAGGCTGATGCCGATCGCGGCGATGTTGGTGATGGCGGCCAGCAGCGACGGCCGGGCGCCCATCGCGATCTTCATCGCGAATTCGTTGTTCTGCAGGATCTGGATGGCGAAACCGCTTTCGCGCTCGAAGCTGATGCTGCGGTCGACCAGCACGCGACTGAAATCGTCGCGCACTTCCTGGATGGCGCCGGTGATGATGGCGAGGGCGTTGCTCATTGGGTAAATCCTCTCGAGTTAGAAATCGTTTCGGCGGCCTCATCGGCCTGCTGCACCTCGGCCAGCAGGATCAGCAGGGCCAGCAGCAGCACCAGGGCGCGGGCAAGGTCGCGGATCACGGCAGCAGCCCTTCCAGCACGGCGCACAGCACCCAGCACACGGCCATGCCGGCGAAGCCGATCCAAGGCGCGCTGGCGTGCTCGATGCCGATCAGCAGCAGGCGGCCGACTAGTTCGCGGCGGGCGGTGCGAGTGGTGATCATGGATTCACCAAGCTGAACTCTTGGTTGAAGGGCCAGGGTTGCGCTGGCGGCGGCACCTCTGCAGCGTCGCCGAACGAATCCATGACGAAGTTCTTGTCGACCCCGCGGTAGTGGAAGATGCCCAAGACGTGGCCGGCCACGTACCCCTCAAACTCCCTGACTTTGGGGATGCCACAACCGGGACCCCAAGCGCAGCGCCCGTCTCGGCGGCATTCACCGCAAGTCAGATACTCACGAACTATGACCACTTCCTGCTCCTCGTCTGGCCGGCGCCGCCGGCGGTTGTTGTTCGGTTGTGGTGGCCGGCGCTGATCTCCGGCTTGACCCAGTTCGAGATACGTCCGCTCGATCGCGTGCCCGGGCTCACTATCACGCGCGCATCAGCCTGCGCATTCACCACACAGAAGCGCCGGGCGTCGGTGCTTATCCATCGCCAGCCCATGTCTGCTGGCATCGACGTTTCTGTCTGGCCACCGGTTACGCCGGTGAGGCGCGTCGCTCAATCCTTGTTGCAGTCGTGCTCTTCGTTGCTGAAGAGGTGCGCATTGCTGAATTCGCCGCGCTCGCCTTCGTTGATCGCGCGGTATTGGCCGGTGCGCTTTTCCTGCTTGTTGGCCTTGCAAGACTTCGAGCAGAACTTGCCCCAGCCGCGTTTTACGTCGACGGCGCGGGCCATGAACGGGCCTTTGCACCAGCTGCATTTGCGCTCAACCATGCGAGGCTGCGGCACGCGGGTGCCTGCCGGAGCCGCTACCACTGGCGCCGCAGGTGCCGTCGTTGCGGCCTGGCCGCGCTCGTAGTTCAGCTCGCGCTCGACCGCATCGACGGCGATCTGGATGCCCGACCGCAGGGCCTCGACGGTGTCCAGCTTTCCCGGGTTGGAAAGCTGCGATGCTGCTTCCAGGCTCGATTTCAGGCGCGTCAGGCACTTGATCGTTTCATTGTTCATGGCCGGGCCCTCAATGCATCCGCGAGGCCGCAGCCATCGCGATGCGGTTGTCGTCCCGGGACTGCTGCCGGCCGCGCTCCATGTCGTCGACGGCGTTCTCGGCCTGCGCCTGGCAGTGGTCGCGCATCAGGTCGCGGACGGTGGCGGCAAAGCTGATGTCGGCCTGCGGCTGGGTCACTGCCTGGACGAACAGCTGCTTGGCGTCCTCCTCGGCCAGGCGGTCCAGCACCAGGTTCTGCAGGTCGGTGGTGGCGCGCTTGTCGCCGGCGACCAGCAGGCGCAGCCAGCCGCGCACGCGCTGCTCGGCCAGCTCGGCGACCAGGCCGTCGCGGTCGTCGGCGTCGAATTGATGGCGGTCCATGGTCAGCCCGCCACCAAGTTGTACGCGGCCGCAATGGCGACAGCCACGCTGGCGAAGAACGCGAGGTCGAGGAAGACGTCAGCGCAGGTGCGACGGTTCTGGATGCGAGGCATGATCAGGCCTCCCTGCACATGAGGGCGAACGTGCTGAATGAGCATGCGGTCTCGACAGCGCTGCCGTTTTCATAAACCACCTCGTACAACACATATCCCTGGCACAGATTCTTCGGCGTTAGGACAGGGCCGATCTCGAATGGCCCGTTGATCTCGTAGCGATATGCCATGCCGACCTTGGGCACGTATGCGATGCGAAGGCTGGCAAGTAGTGCGCGGATAAGCCTCATCGTTCTCTCCATCTGCGCCCAGCGGTGCTGAGCTCGGTTGCGATGGATTCATCTTAAGACAGCTTAACGAAATGGTCAAGTAGGCTTAAGAAATATTTTTAAGAAAACTTAACAAGATGAGGTGTGAACGGTAAACTGGCACCGCCAGAAAACCTCGGGCGCACCGGTTTGCACCCGAGCTATGTCGCTGGCGTTGGAGTTGAGCTTGACATCGCTGAACGCCGCATGGGCAGTAGGTCTGCTCTTGGCGCTAGACGTAAAAAAAGACCCGCTCGAGGCGGGCGTGGAGAGTGGCGCGGCCAGCGCCAGGTGCTACGATAGAACGGCCGAAAGCCGCATGAGCAGCGGAGCTCGCGCCAGCGCCAATTGGTGGGCACGGACGAAAAAAAGCCCGCTCGGGGCGGGCTCGACCTGGGTACCGTATTGTTATTTCGCGGCAGGCGCCGCTGGCGCAGCTGCTGACGGAGGCTGGGGCGCAGCTCGTGGCGGCTCTACATTGCGCGCCATCCAGAAGACTGCGGCGCAGATCAGGCCCATAGCGCCAATGATCTTCCAGGTTGTCGCGTGCAGCTC